CTCAAAAAACGAGGTAGTCGGGTAAGTGATGAACAAGTCTTTACCCGACTTATCTACTTTGGAACAGTCCATTTAAGGCGTTTAGAAGATGAAGTGTGGCTTATGCCCATTGGCTATTTAATGGACCTTTGGGAGTGTCACAAGCAATTTACCGGAATATCGAAACCGAAACAAGAGCGCTACATCGACGAGATAATACCGGAATTTCTATAACAAAATCATTTGGAGTGGCACTGCATCGGTGTCATTTTTTATGCCCCAAAGGAGGTGAACGCTATGTCGGACTTCGGCCTGAAAATCGGTGTTGAGGGTGAAAAGGAGTTCAAGAGCTCTCTTCGAGATATCAATCAAACATTCAAGGTGCTGAGTTCTGAAATGAATCTGGTCACCTCACAGTTTGATAAGCAAGATAAATCCATCAAGGCGATTACAGCAAGAAATGAAGTTTTAAATAAAGAGATTGACGCTCAGAAAAACAAAGTATCCACCCTTGAAGCTGCACTGAAAAATGCTGCTGAGTCCTTTGGGGAGAATGACAAGCGAACAAAAGCCTGGCAGATCCAGCTAAACAATGCAAATGCAGATCTAAATAAAATGGAAAAAGAGCTGGATGACAACAACAAGGCGCTTGATGCAGCCAGTGATGGGTTTGATGATGCAGGTAAAGAAGCGGACAAGTTTGGGGATGAAATCAAAGACTCTGCTAAAGTAGCAGATGATTCCGGTGGTAAGTTTGAAAAGCTCGGTTCAGTTATGAAAGGTGTGGCTGCGGGGATTGGTGTTGCCATGGCGGCCATTGGAACTGCTGCTGTCACGGCAGGTAAAAAGCTCTTTGATATGGCCAATGATGCCGCGGCTGCAGGGGATGAAATCGATAAGGCCAGCCAAAGAATAGGTCTTTCAAGGCAAGGCTATCAAGAGTGGGATTATGTTCTTTCCCAAAACGGGGCCAGTATCTCATCCTTAGAAAACGGGATGAAGAAGCTTAACAACACCGTGGACGATGCCATCAACGGGAGTTCCTCAGCCACAGAAAAGTTTCAGCGACTAGGTATTTCCATGTCAGACCTTGAGGGTAAATCCCGAGAAGACGTCTTTGAGATGACCATTAAAGGTCTTCAAGGGATCTCTGATGAAGGTGAAAAAGCGGCCATTGCCAATGACCTACTGGGAACATCCTCAGTTGAGCTTGGGGCACTATTGAACCAAACTGCTGAAAGCACCGATGCTCTAAAGAACAAAGCAAGTGAGCTAGGGCTAGTCATGAGTGATGAATCTGTGGATGCTGCGGTGAACTACACAGACGCCATGGACAATCTCACCCGCTCCTTTGCCGGGGTGAAAAACAATATCACATCACAGCTCCTCCCTGGCTTTACCATGATTTTAGATGGTTTGACGGGCCTCATCACTGGTCAAGAAGGAGCTGCTGAGCAGTTAAAAGAAGGAGCTAGGCAGACGGTTGAACAGATTGCTGTCATCCTTCCTCAAATTCTGGATGTGGTTACTGGACTTATTGCGGCCATTGCAGAAGTTGCACCTGATTTGATTCTCGCTCTTGTCAGTGGCATTTTAGATAATCTTCCCACACTTATTGAAGCGGCAACCAATATCATCATGACTATTGTAGGTGGCCTTATCGAAGCCTTACCTCAAATTACAGATGGTGCTTTGCAGCTTGTTCTAACTTTAGTGGATGGGATTATTACCAATCTTCCTGCCCTGGTGGAAGCGGCCTTGGTGATGATTGTAACCCTTGCAACGGGCCTTGGAGATGCTCTACCAGAACTTATCCCTTCCATCGTAGAAGCAGTGATTCTGATCGCTACCACCTTAATCAACAATCTGGATTTGGTGCTAGATGCAGCATTTCAGATTATCAGCGGCTTGGCTAAGGGACTTTTGAACTCCCTACCAACTCTGATTCAATCACTGCCTCAGATTATTAACAGCATCATTACCTTCATCACCAGTAATCTACCAAAGCTCATTGAAATGGGAGTTCAGCTGACCATTCAGCTTGGTATGGGACTTATTCGTGCCATTCCTCAGATCGTGGCGCAACTACCTCAAATCATCATGTCTATTGTCACCGGACTTGCCCGTGGGATCCCATCAATCTTAGAAGTGGGAAGAAACATCGCCAGAGGTTTATGGGATGGTATCGCATCGATGATTAGTTGGCTTGGAGAAAAGGTGAAAAATATGGTCAACGGTATCGTTGGTGGCGTTAAGAAGGTTCTTGGTATTAGATCTCCTTCAAAGGTATTTGCAGGTATTGGTTCCAACATGGGTGAAGGTATTGGAGAGGGCTTCGAAAAAGCCATGGGTGATGTAGAAAAAGATATGCAGGGAGCTATTCCTACAGACTTTGATTTGGACCTGAACTCTCAAGTCACTGGAAGTCTCGGTGGCTCTGAAGGAGCAGTCTTTGATGTAACTATCCCTCTTACCATTGACGGTAACATTCTAACAAGAGTTATTGCACAGCTTCAATGGAACCAAAATACCGTCACAGTTAGAAACCTAGGTTTGGCAGGAAGTTAATAGAAAGGAGGCAGTCCCTTGATTGAAATTTACGCAGGAGCAACTATGATTCAGTCTGTTAAGAAAGTCATCAGCTCAAATATTAGAGAAACCTTAGAGGGTGAATTTACCCTCTCATTTACTGTTATGGCGAAGTCTGCATTGGCTTTAAAAACTAAGCAAATTGCAAAACTAGATAATCAGTATTTTGAACTGGTTCAAATCAGTAAATCAATTCAAGGGAGCCTACCGGTCTGCTCTGTTCTTTGTGAGCATGTATCTTATCTTTTGAACCATGAAATGTATCAAATAAGCAATTTTGACTTCACGGGTGATCCTTCAGCAGGATTATCACAGCTCCTTGCAGGCACTCCCTTTTCAGCTGGGATTGTGGATTTTACAGAGACCGTCACGATGAAAATCAACCAGAAGGTTTCAAGGCGAGCTGCCCTTATGCAGTTCATTGCTATTTTGGGTGGTGAAATCCAGTACGATGGCTATAGCATAAATATTCGTAGCCATAGAGGCTCCAATGATTATATCCCTGTGATGGGTTCAAAGAATGTTACAAACGTGGCTGTATCCCATGATTCCAGAGAAAACGCATCATCCTATGACATTTCCTTTTTCAAACTGATGGATTTGGCTGTAGGCGATAATGTGCACATCATCTTCAATCCATTAGGAATCAATGTGAAAACCAGGATCATCTCACTTGAGTACAATCCATTTTACAGATTCAACATCCGCGTTGAGGTGGGAAGATACAGACCAAGTATTTCTGATACCTTCTATCGCATCGAAAATTCTATTTCTAATGTTGGAAGCTCTGTGGATGATCTTCAAAACCAGGTCTATGACTTAGGTGTCTCCTACACCATTGTAAAAACGCTGTCGGTGGTTAATAACAAAATCAATGTGACCTATGAAGTGGAAAAAGGTGATACCCATCAGTATCATGCCGAGTACAGCTTCACCACAGATTCCAGTGGCAGGATCACCAGCATTGCCTTAGAAGATATTTTCTCAGAGCTTCTCCTTAAAGAGGTTACTTCGCTTCTGATTGATGCTGCAGCCTTTGAAGTAACCTATGCCGATGGCTCAACTGGAAGCTACACATACTCCACTGATTCCAGTGGAAGAATCACAGCCATTGAGAAAGTTTAAGGAGGAAACCCATGAGCTATGATCGTAACTTTAATAACACCTTGGCCATCTGGACAGCTTTTGGTGGCAGGGGCAGCATAGTACTTCCTATTCCTACCTTAAGCTGGACCAAGAAGTACTATAACAACTTTGGCTATACCCAATACGGAAGTGAAAGACAGATTAATGTCTATGATAACGGAAACGCTCAGATTGCAGTTTATTATGCCAAAACCCCATACATGTCCTACTGGAACAAGACCACCAAACAATGGACCGTTGTCAGTGTTCCTTGGTGGAGTCATGGACAGCCTGAAATTCTTTATGCTGCTGATGGTGTCTTTATCGCAAAGATCGTGGGTCTCGCCAATATCATCGCATCCTTTGACGGGATTACCTGGCACAATGCTGGGTACTGCGCCGGAGCACAAAATGCCATGACCTGTGGTGCTTATGATATGGACAGAGGCTCTGGTGTGGTCAGCTGGTGGTACTATAAATCCCCGGTTTACTATAGCTTTGATTCCCTGGAAGAACGAACTGCCTGGACCCTGGTCGGATCTGATGGAACCTCAGTCCCCATCTTTAAATACCTGACCCGGCACAAAGGATACTTTGTAGGTGTTGTTGGTGGTGACAAATCCATCGCCAGAGCCAGCACATCAAGTCCAGGAAGCTGGGGAACCACCATTCCTGAAGATGTGAATGATACTCGGTACATGTTCATTCGCTCTATCAATGGTGTGCTCTTTGTGATGAAATTCAATTACACCAATGTGGGTGGCGATTACACCTACTATGTGAAGCTCTGTGTGATGAACGATGATGCTACACAGATTACTGAAACCAATCTTTCCTGGGTAGGAGATCTGGCAAATAACAATATTCCTAATCCAAGAAACATCATGTGGATGCCTGATTGGGGGAAGTTTGCACTTCTAAAAGAGAGCAGTCTTTGTGTATCCTCTGATGGGATTACCTGGGAATGCTTGCATCAACCTGGTTTTACCACTAGTCAATACGACACTTTCGATGGTGCCATGTACATTCCCGGAGACGGGTTCTATGCCAAAGCCAGCGGGTATGTCTACTATGCACCTTACTAATTGAAGCCCATTTCTATCAGATTATGACGCCTTTAGCCGGGCGTCTTTTAATATATAAATCTACATGAAAGCGAGGAAAAGCAATGAGAGATATTTGGACTTATATTCAACTGGCTATTGCTGGCCTTGGCGGTTGGCTTGGCTGGTTTCTCGGAGGTTACGATGGATTTTTATATGCCCTGATTGCCTTTGTTGTCATTGATTATCTGCTTGGTGTCATGTGCGCCATTATCGAGAAGCATTTATCCAGTGACGTGGGCGCTCGGGGCATCTTTAAAAAAGTGGTGATCTTCTCTTTGGTGGGGGTAGCCCACATCATTGATCAGAACATCATCGGAGATGGTGGTGTTATCAGAACAGCAGTTATTTTCTTCTACCTATCCAATGAAGGAATCAGCATTATTGAAAATGCCACAAGACTAGGACTGCCTATTCCAGAAAAGCTCCGCGATGTTTTGGAACAACTTAAAGACGGTGGAGATAAAGATGGAACAAAGTAATAAATGATTTTGCCATTTGAGCATTCTTTGCATATGTAAGTTATGGAGGTGTTCAAATGGTATTTATTCATTGTAGCTATTGCGAAGAACCATTATGCGTTATCAATTACAACTTACTACTCAGTGACAAAATGGTGATCAGGAACTATCAAGAGGAATGTCCATGCTGCCACAAAACTCTAGACTTCTATTGGCATGAAAATAGCGATCAGATTTTTGATGAAGGAAAACTGGATTAGCTGTATAAAATGTCATCCCCTTCGCATAATGCTTTTGGAGGGGATGAAAGTGACCAAAATTAAATGCCATTGTGGTGCGACGTTAATCTTAGTGAAGTATTTAATGCACTTAGAAGGGAGTTTAACATTTAGAGATTATTATGGCACATGCCCGGTTTGCGGGAAAGAAAATGAGACAAGAGATTTAAATGTAGACGACATAACTGATCAAGAATATCTATTCTAGTAGAAGCGTCATAGGCCAAGCCTGTGGCGTTTTTATTTTTCTATAGATTGCAACAAACTGTAGGAGGGAAAATCTATGAACCTTAAAAAACTTATCTTTACAGAAAACGAATGTTATAAAGTAGGCAGGAAAATTAAACCCAAGGGCATTATGGTCCACAGTACTGGGGCCAATAATCCATATCTTCGTAGATACGTTGGTCCAGATGATGGCATTTTGGGAGAGAACCAATACAACAATCACTGGAATCAGCATAGACCCAGCGGGAGACAAGTCTGTGTCCATGCATTTATTGGAAAGCTGAAGAATGGCACCATCGCAACTTATCAGACACTACCCTGGGACCATAGAGGCTGGCATGCAGGTGGTGACGCCAACAACAGTTACATCGGGTTTGAAATCTGTGAAGACAACCTAACCGATGCCTCTTATTTCAATGCAGTTTATAAGGAAGCCACAGAGCTTTGCGCAAACCTTTGCAAAGTCTATGGCCTGACTGAGAAAGACATCCTTGGCCACTACGAAGGCTATCAAAAGAAAATCGCCAGTAATCATGGAGATCCTCGTCACTGGTTTTCCAGGCATGGTAAGAGTATGGATACTTTCAGGGCCGACGTTAAAAAGCTACTGACAGCCCCTACTCCTTCCACTACACCGCCTCAGAAGCTTTACAGGGTCCAGGTCGGGGCTTACAGCATTAAGTCCAATGCTGATGCTATGCTGGCCAGAGTAAAAGCTGCAGGCTTTACTGATGCCTTTATTAAAATCGAATAAGCAAGCACCATGCCCTTGGAGGTTTCAAAACTTCTGAGGGCATTATTTTTTTGCAATTTTACAAAACCGTCAGATTTCCATCTCTCCCATGGCTACCAGATAGAGGGGAACAAATAATGACCCTTCAGAAAGAGGTGAAGGATATGAAACACAACTTGAAGATCAGTGTTTCAAAAATGCCACAGACAGGCGGAATCGTTACTTGCCGTAATGTCACCGTAAGGGAGCGCATTCTACGTTTCCTCCTTGGAGATAAACAGCGTGTAACAATTCTTATTCCGGGAGATAGCGTCCAGGAACTTGCTATCTGTGAGACTACGAAAGGAGGAAAGGAAATTGAGCAAAGTAAAGTTACTGCTTGATGTGGTAAACGATATGCGAAGCCTTGCAGACAGCATAGAAGTGGTTTGCAATGCAATGACCGAAAGCGATGCTGCGCCTGAAGAAGTGCCTGCCACAAAGACAGACAAAGCAAACGAGCAGGATATCCCACTTGAAAAAGTGCGTATGGTCCTTGCTGAAAAAAGCCAGCTTGGTTTTACTGCGGAAGTCAGAGCTATTATCGGGAAGTATGGTGCGGATAAGCTCAGTGCAGTTGACAAGGCATACTATGCTGACATCTTGAAAGATGCGGAGGTTCTTGGCAATGGGTAATCACGCAATATTATCTGCATCTTCTTCACACAGATGGCTTCACTGCTTGCCATCTGCAAGGCTTGAACTTGAGTTTGAAAACACAAGTGGAGAGGCGGCAAAAGCAGGTACTGCAGCACATGAACTCTCAGAACACAAACTGAAAAAGGCTCTCCACATCAGAAGTAAGAGGCCCGTGTCAGAGTATGATTCAGATGAAATGGAAGAATGCACAGATGACTATGTTGCCTTCATCATGGAGCAGGTAGAACTTGCAAGAAAGTCCTGTACTGACCCTATCGTTCTTATTGAACAACGTCTTGACTTCTCTTGCTATGTGCCAGATGGGTTTGGGACAGGAGATTGTGTAATCATTTCAGATGACAAGCTTCACATAGTGGATTTCAAATACGGAATTGGAGTCCTCGTGGACGCAGAAAACAATCCGCAGATGAAACTCTATGCATTAGGGGCTCTTGAAATCTATGACAGTCTCTACGACATCAAAGAAGTATCAATGACAATATTCCAGCCACGAAGAGAAAACGTCAGCACCTGGACTCTTCCTGTAGAAGAACTTAAAGCCTGGGCAGAAGAGGAACTAAAACCAAAGGCAGCAAAAGCCTATCAAGGAGAAGGGGAATATATCCCTGGCCCGTGGTGTACTTTCTGCAGAGCATCCATAAGATGCCGTGCAAGGGCTGATGAAAAGCTCAAACTGGCCCAGAAGGAGTTTAAGATGCCACCACTGCTTACAGATAGTGAGATTGAAGAAATTCTAAACATTATTCCTGATCTCACAAAGTGGGCGGGTGAAATAACTGCTTATGCCACAGATGCAGCAGTTAACCATGGAAAAGAGTGGAGTGGTTTTAAAGTTGTGGAAGGTCGCTCAGTTCGTAAGTACAAAGATGAAGATATTGTAGCACAAAAAGCTGTAGAGAGTGGATATAAGGATATTTTCCGTAAGAGCCTTATTCCTTTGACAGAGATGCAGAAACTGATGGGCAAAACCAAATTTGAGGAAATCTTAGGAAGCCTCATAGTAAAACTACCAGGCAAGCCAACGCTTGTTCCTAAAACTGATAAAAGAGTGGCTATGAACGTAACGAGTGCAAAAAACGAATTTAACGAAATTATGGAGGATTGATCATTATGAAAAGTAATACGAATAAAACTAAGGTTATTACAGGTGTGAACACAAGACTTTCTTACTTCCATGGGTGGGAGCCGGTTTCCGTCAACGGTGGTGCTGAAAAATATAGCGTATCCGTACTCATACCAAAGGACGATACTGAAACCATTAACGCAGTAAATGCTGCAATTGATGCCGCTATTGAGGAAGGTATCGCAAAGTTTGGTGGAAAGAAGCCCAACAAGGCTGCAATAAAAATTCCTCTTCGTGATGGGGATGTGGAGCGCGATGACGAAGCATATAAAGGGCATTATTTTATCAATGCCAACAGCAAAACCCCACCACAGATTGTGGACAAGAGCGTAAAGCCAATCATGGATCGTGGTGAGATGTACAGTGGCTGCTTTGCCAGGGTTTCTCTAAATTTTTTCGCATTCAACTCCAACGGAAATAAAGGTGTGGCTTGCGGACTTGGCAACATTCAAAAGATTAAAGATGGCGAGCCTCTTGGTGGAAAGAGTTCTGCAACAGATGATTTTACAACTCTTGCAGAAGATGACTTCCTTGCCTAATAGAAAAGGCCAATTGACGGTGGTGGGGGTATTTCCTCTGCCACCTGCTTTTTTAGGAACGGAGGTATATTATGAGAAGTCTTGAAATTGATATCGAAACTTACTCATCTGTTAATTTACAAAAGAGCGGAGTTTATCGTTATGTAGAGGCAGATGACTTTGAAATACTACTCTTTGGATATTCAGTTGATGGCGGTGATGTCGAGGTGGTTGACCTTGCGAAAGATGAAAAGATACCACAGATCATACTGGATGCCTTGACCGATGAAAAAGTAACCAAGTGGGCTTTTAATGCTCAGTTTGAGCGTGTCTGTCTATCCAGATATCTTGGACATCCATGTGGAGAATATCTAAATCCATCCTCATGGAAATGCTCAATGGTATGGTCTGCCTATATGGGGCTTCCCTTATCCTTAGTAGGTGTGGGTGCAGTCCTTGGTCTTGAAAAGCAGAAGCTGACAGAAGGTAAAGATCTTATTAGATATTTTTGTGTACCGTGTACGCCTACTAAAACAAACGGTGGCAGAACTCGTAATCTGCCAGGTGACGATGAGGAGAAATGGCAGAGTTTTAAGGACTATAACAAGCGAGATGTTGAAACGGAAATTGAGATACAAAAGAGGCTTAGTAAGTTTCCTGTCCCGGATGGAATATGGCATGAATACCATCTTGACCAGGAAATCAATGATCGAGGCATCAAGGTAGACATGGACTTCGTAAAGCAGGCTATCGCTATGGATGAGATTTCACACACCAAGCTAATGGATCAGATGCAGGAAATAACAGAACTTGATAACCCCAACTCAGTACAGCAGATGAAAGACTGGCTGGCTGATAATGGTCTAGAAACAGATACCCTCGGTAAAAAGGCTGTGGCAGAGTTATTGAAGGACGCACCAGAACACTTGGCTGAAGTGCTTAAACTACGTCAGCAACTAGCAAAGTCATCCGTAAAGAAATACACGGCAATGGAAAATGCGGTATGTGCAGATTCTAGGGCTAGAGGAATGTTCCAATTTTACGGAGCCAATAGAACTGGTCGCTTTGCAGGAAGACTTGTGCAGATGCAGAACTTACCTCAAAACCATATGATGGATTTAAAAGAGGCACGAGGCATCGTAAAAAATGGTGATTCTGAAGTCCTCGAAATGCTTTATGAAGATATACCAGATACTCTTTCACAGCTTATTCGGACAGCTTTTGTGCCAAAGAAAGACTGTAAGTTTATAGTTGCCGACTTTTCTGCCATTGAGGCTCGTGTGCTGTCATGGCTAGCAGGCGAAGATTGGAGAAGTGAAGTATTTGCAAGCGGCGGTGACATTTATTGTGCATCCGCATCACAGATGTTTAATGTCCCGGTAGAAAAGCATGGTGTGAATGGACATTTAAGGCAGAAAGGCAAGATCGCAGAACTAGCTCTAGGTTATGGTGGATCAGTGGGAGCTTTAAAGGCTATGGGCGCACTGGATATGGGCCTTGAGGAGGAAGAATTAAAACCCTTGGTTAATGCCTGGAGGCAGGCTAACCCGTACATCGTAAAATTCTGGTGGGATGTGGATAGAGCAGCTAAGAAGTGTATTAAGGAAAAGCAGTCTCAAGAAATACAAAATATTAAGTTTCATTACAGGAGTGGAATGCTCTTTATTGTTCTTCCTTCTGGTAGGCAGCTTGCCTATGTTAAACCAAAGATTGGTGAGAATATCTTCGGTGGTGAATCGGTCACTTACGAAGGTGTCGGTGCTACTAAAAAATGGGATCGACTTGAAAGCTATGGGCCTAAGTTTGTAGAAAACATTGTCCAAGCAATCTCTCGTGATATTTTGATGCATGCCATAAAGACTCTAAGCTCTTACCGCATTGTGGCTCATGTGCATGATGAAGTTATTATTGAGGCGGATCCTAGCATGTCACTTGATAGGGTGTGCCAGCAGATGAGTAGAGTCCCTCCCTGGGCAAAGGGATTGCTTCTTGATACCGATGGTTATGAATGCGAATTTTATAAGAAAGATTAGCTAAACAATCAGATTTCACCTCTTGCCGTGGCTACCAGGTAGGAGGTGTTTTTTTTATGAAGATTATTGAAGTGAAAGATGGCAGCCCGATCAAGGGTGAGACAGAACCGATGACAGAGGAACAGTTGCAAAGAGAGTATGACTTTTATATAGCAGAAAGTATTATCAGGATGCTTCAGAAAGAAGGCAAAATTACAGAGGATGAACGACAAAAAATATCAGCGTTAAACCGCCAGAAATTCTTACCAAAGCTAGCTGAGATTATGTCTTAAATCACTTGCTATTAGTGGCTTTTAGAGTGATATATGTAATGAAAGAAAGCGAGGTGAGACAATGAAAAAGATAACGAAAATCGATGAACTGACAAAATCACAGTTGTCGAAAAACAAGCTTCGAGTGGCCGCATATGCAAGGGTTTCAACAGATAGCGATGAACAGTTAGAAAGCCTTAAAGCTCAGCGGGAGCACTATGAAAACTACATCAAATCCAATCCAGAATGGGAGTTTGCAGGGCTTTATTATGACGAAGGGATATCAGGGACGAAAAAGGAAAAGCGACCTGAGCTTCTTCGCATGATTCGCGATTGTGAAAGTAATCGAGTTGATTTTATTATCACCAAATCTATAAGCCGGTTTGCACGTAATACCATGGATTGTTTAGAACTGGTAAGACAGCTCTTAAATATCGGTGTTTTCATTTATTTTGAAAAGGAAAATCTAAACACAGGTGATATGGAAGGTGAGTTAATGCTTTCTATTTTATCTGGGTTTGCGGCAGAAGAGTCCGCATCCATTTCACAGAACATGACATGGTCAATCAGCAAAAAATTTCAAAATGGCAGTTTCATTATTGGCAGTCCACCTTATGGTTATGCCAATGTGAATGGTGAGATGGTCATCGTTCCAGAAGAAGCAGAAGTTGTTAAGCGCATTTTTTCAGAGTGCCTTTCAGGCAAAGGCGGTAGTGTTATAGCAAAAGGTCTAAATAGAGACAAAATTCCTGCGAGAAGAGGTAACCATTGGAGTTCAGGCACAGTGATTGATATGCTACGAAATGAAAAATACAAAGGGGATGCGCTTTTCCAAAAGACATACACTGATAGCAATTACAGTAGACGACCTAATAAAGGAGAGAAAGACCAATTCTACTGCAAGAATCATCATGAGCCTATCATCAGCAAAGAAGTGTTTTCTAAGGCACAAAAGCTGATCACACAAAGAGCGAAGAGTAAGGCTGTTAACAAAAAAGCTTATCAAAATAGATATGTATTAAGCGGCAGAATCATCTGTGGAGAGTGTGGGTCCACGTTTAGGAGAAAAACAAACTACTCTGCTGGCAGAAGTTATATCGCCTGGAGCTGCAAAGGGCATATTGAAGACAAGAACAGCTGCTCCATGCTGTTCCTGCGTGATGGAGAGATAAAGGCAACCTTTGCCACCATGATGAATAAGCTTGCCTACAGCAGAAAGATTATCCTTGGGCCATTTTATGATGCTATAAGTAAAAACCAAGAAGAGTGCGACCTTGAAAGAATAGATGCCATCGATAAGCGCATGGAACAACTAACAGAAGAGCGCAATACGCTTATTGGCCTTATGACAAAAGGGTTTCTTGAACCAGCACTTTTTAACAAGGAACGAAATGCACTGGATAGCGAAATAAAAAATCTAACCACTGAGAAGACAAACCTGGTCATGTCATTTACAAGTGGAACATCACAGGCTGATGAGGTAAAGGCGATTCTTGAGTATGTTTCAAAAGATAAGTTTGATGGCAATTATACGGACGAGGCATTTGAAAAGTATGTAGAAAACATCATTGTAAATTCAAGGGATGAACTAACATTTAAATTAAAATGTGGGCCTTCTCTTAAAGAAAGGGTGGTGAGGTAAATGGCCTATGTACCATACGGATATGCAATTACGGACGGAGTTGTTACCGTTGATGAAAGGGCTGCGGATCAAGTAAGGGATTTCTTTGAAAAGTACATTTCAGGACTTTCTCTAGCTGTGGCCGGTGAGCAGGCTGGTATTGAAAAGACACATTCATCCATGGGGCATATTTTGAAAAATGTCAACTATCTTGGAAATGACGTATACCCCGCAATCATTGATAAAGAGACGTTTGATAAGGCTGAAGAAGTTAGAAGTAAACGTGCGAAGGACTTAGGGCGGATTGCAGAGCTTGCAGCTTTCAGTGCTCCCCCACCTATAGAGCGATTTAAAGTGAGAAAATCAGAAGGTAAGCTTCCAGATGATCCAGTAGCGCGAGCGGAGTACCTGTATAGTCTGATAGAAAGCGAGGTTTAAATTGGCAGAGAAAAACATAACTGTAATTCCAGCACGAAAAAGGGTCGGAAGTACAGCCGCAAAAGAAAAAGTAAAGAAACTACGTGTTGCTGCTTATTGCCGTGTTTCTACAGAAACTGAAGAGCAGAACTCAAGCTATGAGGTGCAGGTGGCGCATTACACCGAGTTTATAAAGAAAAATGCTGAATGGGAGTTTGCAGGCATATTTGCAGATGACGGCATTTCAGGCACGAA